TGCAAGTACTTTAGTCTTAGTGACCTTAACAAAGATGCGGGACTTCTCAGACTCTCTAAAGCGTACATTCTTACCGTATAAACCACGATAGTTGTGATACGCTGTAAGCCAACGCTGCTCGTCTAAATCGCGTGAGGTCTTAGCAGAAACATAGCGGTCAGTAATAAGACCTACTAGGTTATTGCGTAGATTTTCTTCTAGGGTCAGTTCAAGGCCATCTTCGCCTTCAACGTCTCCGAAGTAAATTCCATTCGCTGTTAAAGTATTTTCTGCCATTAGTATCCAAACTCCGAATCAACGGGTGTATATGCCTGTTCCATTCTCATGTTTCTAAACTGACTAAAGATGTCATTGACTTTAGGTCTTGACATAATTAAGTAGCGTAGCGCATCATAAGCGTGGTCAGGCGCATTTGTATTAACATCTTCTGGGTTAGTTTTATCCAGAGGAAGACTTTGGAGTTCACGTATCAAGTTAGGACAGCTATTAAATATCTGTATCTTAGGTCTGCCACTTGGTTGCACTCTCAAGTATTCGTGGATTTGTATCTTCCCTTGTATTCTATTTTTATCTGCTCTACGTAACTTATGCCCTGCTCGTTGAAGTGTTTCTCCAACTGTAGGGCCTGTAGTACCTGTTCTGTTCCATGCCGCTGTATCAAGTACTCCCGGCACAGAGTAAGGGTCTATTAGCTCCATATTAGTAATCATCTGAGCTAAATCAACACCTGTTAGTCCTTTCCGATAAAGTTCCCTATATATAATAAGTGTACCGTCAGAGGGATCAACAGTGCCCCAAACACAAGCAGATTCAGAAGCGTATCCGTAGTCAATTCCTTTCACCCTTTCCCAGCCTACTGGGATTTCAAATGGTGTTATAACATGCTCCATTACATCAAACTCTGTAAAGGCAGCACCTTCAGTAACATCCCAGTTACCTTCTAGAAGCTGCTTACGCTGTACCGCTGGTAGAGCTTTAAGCATTTGCTCATACCTACCATCTGTAGACAGGTATGGGTTATCTTCTAATCGGGCTGGTATGAAACGTCGTGTCAAACCATCATGGCCTGTAAAGCTCTCATTAGGCTCTGATGGGTTCACATAACGCTTCTTTACCCATGTTGCACCAGCACCACCGGGGTTAGCTGTACAGCGCATGTACGGCGTAATCTCAGGGTCTGTAGTACGTAAACGTGATGCTAGGTAGTTCCAAGAAAACTCTGTTGATAGGTGAGTAATCTCATCAAAACCTATCCAACTATAAGCTTGTCCCTGATAGCGGTAAACATCCGCATCTCTTTCAAGGAAGCCAAACTCTAGTTTAGCACCACTAGGAAATTTCCAGATCTTTTCTACTTCTCTGAACTTACAACCCGGAAAAGCCTTTGGGTATAATTCCCTTGACTTATCTATAAGCTCTCGCAGTTCTGGCATGGAGCGTCTTAATATTAACGCCCTGTGAGCAGCCCTGTGAGCGTATCTGAGGGGGTCTACGAGCATAGCGTAGGACTTACCACCCCCTGCTGCGCCACCATACAGTACATCCGTCTCTGGAGCCGCTAGGAAGTCTGTCTGCGGCCCATCATTATGTTTAAAGATAATATTTTCAAGAGCTTCTTCTTTTACTTTCTTAGGAAGATATGCTATATTATCTTCTGTAAGTACTTTACCTTCTTTAGATATTTCTTTATTATCTAATTTAGCTAAAGTGGATCGTGAAGCTCTTAATGTATTCTTTTGACTCTTTAACTTTGCTTCAGCCTTAGCAATAAGTTTTTCTTTTTCTCTTATTGATTTATTAGCTTTCATACGAGCTTGTGTAGCTCTGCTATAGTTATAGCCTCTAGACTTACTACCTTTCTTACGTCCTCCACGTTTCTTTGGAGTCCCATCTACTTTTAAGACAAAGTTACCTTCTTCATCTTTTAAGTAGTCATCTGGATTAACTTCCCAATCTTTCATGTATAATCTTGTTTAATCCTTGATGACTGAGCTTACGACCAGTTTTATATTCTAGCCAAGCAGCCCCTTCGCGTAAGCTTAGGGTTCTTTCTTTAACTAAAGAAGCTATTTCTTCCAAAGCGGATAGTTGTTCTGGAACTTCCTCAAGTATTTTAGAGTCTGCTTCAGATTCAACATATCCAAATGGAATAGAACTACTACGCTTCGGGATGCTCAATTACCACCTCTTCTTTTGCAGGTAATATAAAAACACCACCTTGTACAGTGTGACTAACATCTAACCTATCAGATTTACCTAGTCCAATCCGATCTAATATTGTTTGCGCTGCTTGAAGTCGGATATTGGCTTGAGGAACTGGTTGGTCAGGGTTCATTTCTTCAGTTAGTTTTATTGCAGTTTGAGGATCATATTGCGCTAGGATATTTGACGCTAGGTCTATTATTTCATTCTTAAGTGACTTGGTAACCTGCCAATGATTCCCAGAATAACCTGCAAGTTCGGCTGCTTTCTTTGGATCACCTCCTACTTCTACAAGATGGCCTAGAAAACTTTTCTGTTTTTCTGTCAGTTCTTTTTTATTATCCATACAAGTAGTATAGGGCTAGGTATAGCATCTGTCAAGTCTTTTTTTATTTTTTTTAAAAGACTTGACAAATGCTCATCCTGACCCTATACTATTATTAAGCCCACCGGGGCTGCATATAGATATACAAGTATAACTTTAAAGCCCTGCATAATCACTTTTAAGCACTCCAGTGTTCCCGCCCCAAGACCTCCAGAGTCTAGTTGACACTCTAAAGTTCTGTAAAATGTTTGAGATTGTGTATATATATACGGGTGGGGGTATGGTCACCTGCCCGCCCCTGAGTAATACTCTAAAGTATTCTTAAATCCTATTAAGTCTACCCCCGCGTTAAAGAATTACTAAAGAATACTCCAGAATATCTCCATAGTTTATGGTTGACAACCTCCAGAGTGCTGTGAAGTGACGTTAAAGTAATATTAAACTCCAAAGAACTCCTAAGTTTTTCAACGCGTTGCGTAGTTTTACCTGCCGACAACCAAGCCTCCAGCCAGTTCATCCCTAGTATCCTTAAGGATACTCCTCAGTAAACTCCCCAGATCTCCAAAACCTCCCGAAAATCAGGGCCGATTTGGGCCGCTCTGCTTTTAAAACGCGATTACGGTGTGCATAATGCGCAGGGTAACGCACCAAAAGGCGTTGCAATCGGTTTCGGCTTCTGGCAGCGTTGAAAGGGCTGGCGGCGAGGCCAGCTTTGTTCTTCAAAAAGATAAGATCAGGAGATCTATTATGCAAAATTTCGCAAACATCGACGCAAATCGTCCCGCTACGTTCAAGCAGTTTGAATTCGCAGTGTATAAACTCACCCAAGGTCTGGCGAAGACTCGCAAGATCAGTGAGAAGAAAGCGGGTAAGTTAAACCCTGCGTTTAAGATTCTTAAGGCCCGAACGTCAGCAGCCTGTGCGAAATACTACGGCGATCAGGATAAGCGTATGAGTCACGGCGATGCTCAGAAGTTTATCACTACCGGCGAACTTCCGAAGGAAATCGCTGTCTTAGTTAAAACTGGCGACGATAAGCCGAAGGCTTCACCCAAGCCAAAAGCCGAAGCAAAGCCGAAGGCTTCCAAGAAAACTGCGGAGCAGTTAGAACTTGAGCAGCTTCGCAAGGAAGTTCAAGCTTTGCTTGCAGAGCGTGAGGCTCAGGCTAAACCTAAGAAGCCTACGGCTAAGGAAGCCGCTGCCGCAATCGCTGCCCTACGTAGTTAAAACTATAACGCCCCCTTCGGGGGGCTTTTCAGGAGTGTTAATGAAATTTATTATTTTTTTAAGTTTTATTGTTTTTTTTACTTGGGCGGCTCTGCTGGCCCCAGTGTTAATTAATCTAACCGTACACGTTTAAGGATATATTATGTCAGTATTTCAAACAGTTTTAGATCTAACCCATTCCGAAAGAGAATTAGTATTATTCGACAACGCTTTTCGGGAAATTCAAACTCAGTTGAGAATGCTTGAAGGTCGGCCAGACGGCTTGGAAGGAGTTAAAGATTTATTAAATAATAAGTCATATGATAAGCTCGAACAATTATCGAAAGATAGAGGTACAAGCTTATCAGTATTGTTAAAATCTTACAATTTAGAAAATGGTATTGATGATTAACTATAATTCATAAGATAGATCAATAATAGGTAGCCCATGATTAAAAAATTTTGTAGATTCATAAAATGAATAACCACATTGATATACATAAGGCTCATGTTGTTCAATGATATTATTCAAATCTTTTAATAATTCATTTTTATTATATTCAGCGTCAGCTTTTAGTTTTTGAATTATTTGTTTTTTATTAATATCATATATTGATTGTCTAATTTCAACTGGTAAATTAAAAAAATTCATACTCTATATAATAATATATTATTGTTTTTAATATATTATTACCAAATTACAAGTTCCTTCTCATGTTCATATCTCCTTTTATTAACACATGTTTCACAATTGCACCCTACAGGGCAGTCATCATTGTATTCATCAAGATATGGTAAATACACCCAATGGTTA